TGTTAATTGAAGAAGCGGCGTTGCATCTGATTCATGTACTTTCACTTGCATATTTGAAACAACTCCGGGAATTGTTACAGGTTTCATCCAACGTAAACTGTTAATATGCGACCTGCGTTCAAACGCCATAAATAAGTACGGAAACTTTTTATCAGTACCATTCTTATCCTTGTGAGAATAATAAAGTTTACGTTTGTACACAAGTGCTTTTTTTACAGGTTTATATTTTAATGAATACTCGATCTTTTCACTCAGTTGACCTATACATTGACTCCAATTAACATCAGGATCAAGTTCAATGTAAACGTACGGAGTGAATCCATGGACTTTTAAACATACTGTATTATTGTTGTTGTCAAGTCCAAATACATTGAAATTCATATCATCATAAGTCCATTGATAAGCAAACATTTCATTTGAGATTTCAGAAGCCATAGTTGTTGTATATAAATATACATGTATGCTTTTAATATCATTTTCCTTGAATTTATACACACATATTATTATGTGTATAAATTATAATTGTTGTATCATGTTATATGCCGCACGTTGAAGTGCCGACTGTTCGTCATAGCCAACTCCAAGAGCACGTTTAGCTCCAACACTAATTGCTGCAACTAGATGTGTCCCCTTGTTAGTTATGATTTTTGTATAACGCGGAAGTTTTCCTAAGAAATTTTCATTACTTTTTAGTGTTACAAATCCTTTATTGGACAAAAACAGTAGTGCCTTTTCTGATGCATCAATGAGTGCGCCTTTTGATGACTTACCCGTTCCTTTACCAATACTCGCCTTTGTATCTCCAAGAACAGAATATACTTCAACAGACCATAAATTATCACTTATCTTTTCGGCATTTCCATACTCGACTTTACCAAGTATTTTGTGAAAAGAATCAAACACTTCTTTCAATCTTGTCTTTTCATCATATAAATCCTCTAACTTTGTAGAAATATCTATTCTGTCAAGTACTTGACTTACAATCCTATAGCAAATGGCATACCCTGTACCCATAAATATTGTACTATCTATTTGATACTCAATTGCACCAATAAATGCTTCCATACAATCTTCAAGAAGTTTAGTTTGTTGTGCAGTCCATTCGTCTTCAGTACATGATACAAATCTTTCCATTCCAAGTTCACGTGCAATTCTCGCAAAAAATACTTTTTGAATAAGATTGATCTTTAGACGTGCAAGAGTTTTTACTCCATCCTTAGTAAGAAAGTTAGGAAATCTCCTTGACAAGTACCATACAACAATCTTATTGATTGTTGCGTCACCTAAAAATTCAAGTGCTTCGTAATTATTGTTACTATCAAATGCAGCAGAATTAAATGCCGATTCGAACATTAATACTTTTTCTTCACTTGATAGGATCTCTTCAATGTATTCATCTTTAAGACCTCCAAGTTTGAGAATAGAAGACACGTAATTTATAAATTCTGGCCCACGAATCCCAAAGTGAGACATATTTATAAATAATAATAAAACATTAAATCAAGATCACTTTTAATGCTTTACTTGATTGTTTAATGCTTAGATCTCCATGCAGCGCCAACAGCTTTCATATCATGATATCCAGGTTTACCCATATGAGCCTTAACAAATCTCTGATAGCTGCTCAACTTATGAGATCCTCGCGCAGATCGTTTATGAGAAGCACGAGCTGACCTCTTATGGGATCGTTTATGTGATCTCTTGTGCGAACGCTTCGCGGAGCGTTTTGCGGATCGTTTATGCGATCGTCGATGAACCATTTTATTTATTACAAGAAAAAATAACAATAAAAAATTATTCAAATATTTGTTTTTTCTTGCGGTAAATAAACAACATGTCTATTTGTACATCAAACGTAACATCTGGATTCATCGATCTCGCAACTTATGACGAGATTGAGAAGTACATGTATGGTGGTGCACCCGACGAAGTCGCCGCTTACTTCGTTAAGCGAACAACTAAGACTACCTGGTACACCCAAGTCCCCGTTGTTCTCTCCAGATCTGCAGGTACACCTTCCTTCCAACAAGAATGGTCAGTCAATATTTCCCGTGCTGGTGACTACCTATTGTACACATGGCTCCGTGTCCAAATTCCATCAGTCACTCTTGCAGTTGGAAACCAGTTTGCTGCTAATGGTCGTCTAAGATGGACCCGTAATCTCATGCATAACTTGAACAGAGAAATCTGTATCACTTTCAATGACTTGTCTGCTGAACGCATTGATCATTACTTCCTTGACTTCTGGGCTGCATTCACTGTACCTGCTGGTAAACGCAATGGTTATGACAATATGATTGGTAACATTGACGACCTTATTCAACCATCTGCACCTGGTGTTGCAATCCCATCAGCAATCCTCAACTTGCCAATTCCATTGTTCTTCAGCAGAGACAGTGGTGTTGCTCTTCCAACTGCTGCTCTTCCATACAATGAAATGAGAATTAACTTCCAATTCAGAAACTGGAATGAACTCCTTGTCCTTGACAATATTGCTGCTCCTGCTGGTACTAATCCAAGCACTGCACCTCTCCTTACTGATCTTACCACTGAACCTATTCTTGGAACTACTCAAGTCTGGGCTAACTATGCTATTGTTGGTAATGATGAACGTAAACGTATGGCTTGTGCTCCTCGTGATATCCTCATTGAACAAGTTCAGACTGCACCTATTCAGACTTACACTCCTGCCACTAATCCCATGCAATCATTCGATATCCGATTCTCGCATGCTATCAAGGCCCTATTCTTCTCTGTCAGAAATAAAACTGTCTCATCTGAATGGTCTAATTACACTGCTGCTACTCCAGTTCCCGGACCTGCTTTTGTCAACTTCACTCCTTCAGGTGCTGTTGATCCAATCTCCAACGTCACCCTCATCTATGAAAACACTCAACGTCTTAACATGATGGGTGCCGACTACTTCTCCCTAGTCAATCCTTACTACCATGCACCAGTCATCCCACTCGAAACTGGTTACCATGTGTACTCATACGCTCTTGACTTCTACAATCTTGATCCAACTGGTTCTACTAACTACGGTAAACTTACCAACGTCAGTATTATTCCAGCTGCTTCAACTGGTGCAGTCTCTGGTGCTAACGGAACTGGCGCTGCTGGTTCTGGAGCTGACTTTGCTCAACTCTACGACTTCATTGTTCTTGCTGTCAACAACAACATCATCCGTATTTCTGGAGGCGCCCTGGGTTTCCCCGTGCTATAGGCTTTCACCAATTTAAAGAATATATTATTATTCATAAAAGTGATCCGTAATAAGTTATTAGAAAAGAATTTTACTAATATGAATAATAATAACCAACAAGTTTATGATCTGTTCAATGAGAAAGGATGTACTATCATATCTTTTATTAACAAGAGTACTCCAGTTGAATACATATGCAAATGTGGACTACAACGTAAACAAATGTTTAAAGACTTTGTAAAAAGAAACTGCCGTAACTGTAAAACAGTACTGTTTGAAGTAGAAACAAGTATTCCAGATGTACCTGATGAAATAGATCAGGAAACAGGCGAAGTATGGAAAAGAACATTAGGTGGATGGATATCTTCATTTGGAAGAGCCAAGAATCTTGTTGGTAGTATGTGTACATTATGTCCTACAAAATTCAGATACTACATTAATAAAAGACATGAATACGCAAGTCGTCTTGTTGCTACAACTTTTCAGATTGAAAGATATGAATGTCTTAATTCACAAGAATATGTAGTTACACATCTTAATGGAGATCAATCTGATAATAGAGTTGAGAATTTGAAGGTTATCCATAAATCAAACATTGATAGATCAAACTTTTCTCTACAATTTTCATCTCCAAGAAAAATAAGCGTTGAAGGATGTTATTATACGACTGTTCAAGAATTTCCATATCATAAAATATATTCAAATGGTGAAGTATGGAATGGACATCGGTTTCTTGAATTTTCTAAAGACAAAGGAACGGATTATTATAAAATAACAAATTTAGGAGGAACTACAACTATATATACTCATCGTCTTGTATGTTATGCATTTCATAAGGTAGAAGGTAAAACAAAGTTATCTGACTATACCGACTTGCAAGTCAATCATAAAGATGGGAATAAACTTAATAATCATAAAGACAATCTTGAATGGGTTACTAAGTCTGAAAACATACAACATGCGTATGATTCATGTATGCATAACAAGATGAGAGGTGTAAGACAACTAGACAAAGAAACGAATGAACTTATTAAAGAGTTTAAGAGTCTAGTTCTTGCATCAAGAGAAACTGGTGAGAAGGAACATTGTATTCGTGAGTACTTGAAAGGTAAATCAGCGTATACGAGAAAATACAATTGGGAATCTTGTGATCCTGAGAAAGATAAAAGAAACTCGGTAAAGTATACACACACAAAATTATGATTTATATATTCTAGAATATATAAATGGATTGGATCAATATAAAGTTATTTTAAAAATACTTTTATCAAATAAAAAACCCCCCGCGTACTATTTGGTAATTCTGGATTTTTGGTTATTTTTTCTCTATCTTTCCCTTATACCTTAACTAAAAATCCAGAATTTTACATAATATGGTTTAAAAGATATTACCATTTTATAAAATGGTAATATACACATGTGAAAAGTGTAATAAGACATTCAAACAGAAAGGACATTATACTACACATATGAATAAGAAGAATTCATGTATTCCTATTGTTGATATTAGATACAATGAGTTAAATAAAGAGCCGCTTACATCTAAGATAGTAAAGGAAAAAATGGATAACAATCTATGTCCTTACTGTGACAAGACTTTTTCTAGAAAAGATACAATTATTCAGCATATGAAACATCATTGTAAAATCTTGAAGCAAATGGAAAATGAAAGAGAAACAATATTTCAACAACTATTGGCTCTAAAGGAACAATATGATGTGCTATCTAAAGATGTGGAAGTATTGAAGAGTTCTACAAGAACTAGAAATAAAAACAGTAATATTACCAATTCTGGTCAGATAGAAAATAGTTCTGTTAATACGTACAATATAACCCTTAATAACTTCTTAGCTGGACAAATGCCTGATGGAATAACACAAGCAGAGATTGATAAGGCCTTGAAAAGGGGATTTCTTGCAACTGTAGAATTAACAAGGATAGCTCATTTTAATCCCAGGTTTCCAGAATATCATAATGTTTATATTCCTCGAATAAATGAGAGACATGGTATGGTTTATTGGGATGGGATATGGAAAGTGGTAGATAGGGACGAACTTGTTGATGACATATATAATGGTAAGCGTGATTTTGTAGTAAATAATATAGATACGTTTATTTCTAGATTAGATACGTATAGACGTGAATCTCTTGAAAGATGGTTAGAAATAGAAGATGATAGAGATGAATCTTTAAGACAGACTAAAGAAGATATAAAACGACTGTTATATGAAAATAGACATTTAGTAATTGATACTAAGAAAACAATATCTGAATATGAAATTAATGTATAAAGTTATAATATTTTTGAAAAAATATTATAATAAATGACAACACGCCAATTTGGAATTTCTTCTGATATTTACTGTAGTAGTTTACATACAAACAATCTTAATGCTGCAAATATTGAGGTAGGGACGCTAACTCCTGACGATATCGATTTGCCAGTTGGTGGAGAATATAGAATCGGAGGATTTCAAGTATTAAGTACACCATTTCTTGCATCGTCAATAGCAGTTGGAAATACATTACCTGTTAATCAGGGAAATAATACTGTTGCTGTAGGAAATTTTTGCGCTTTAAATAATCAAGGACAATACTCTATAGCAATCGGGTCAGATACTGCTGCAACAAATCAAGGACAATTTTCTGTTGCTCTTGGATCGAGTGCTGGAAAAGTAAATCAGGGAAATAATTCTATTGCAATTGGTACAAATGCATGTTCTCTTGGGTCTGGAACAAATAATGTATGTATTGGAGATTCTGCATGTAATACTGCTATAATAGGGACGCATAATACATGTGTTGGAGACGCTGCTACTATTAATGCGGGATTAAGCAATTCAATAGTTATTGGCGCAGGTGGAGTTGCAACGTCCAATAACGAACTTGTGATTGCTAGTGCTGCACACCCAATTACAACTGTTGGATCCGCGGGTGCAATAGGCCAATACTTGCCAATAACTTTGAATGGTGTTAATTATAAACTTGCATTATATGCTCCATAAATTATTATTCAAACCTTTTTGAATAATAATTATTATTATGCGACCATATCCATACGTATAAAAGGATAATAATCGTAATTGTCTATTACATAGTCTGAAATTTCAGTATTTATGAATTCATCTATAGAGGTTGCAGTAGCTGCTTTATTGATAAACTTTATTGTTGGAAATTTACATGGGATTCTTTTGACTTGTTCTTCAATTGAAGAAAGATGATTCATGTACAAGTGCATGTCTGCAGAATTTAAAGTTATTTTTCCGGGTGTTAAATTCAATATCTTTGAAACCATATGTGTAAGTAAAGAATAACTACAAATATTGAAAGGAGCGCCAAGAGCGGCGTCAGTACTTCTCATATTAATCATACAATTTAAGTACTTGGGATTTTGATTTTCATCTGGCTCAACTGTAAATTGGAAACTGTAGTGACATGGTGGAAGTACCATTTGATCTATCTGTTCAGGATTCAATGCACTTACAACTGCTCGTCTTGACCATGGATCTTCTTTTAATAGATTAATTACATTATTTATCTGGTCTATTCCTTTCCCATTCCAATTTCTCCATTGATAACCATATATTGGTCCTGTAGACCCTTCATTGTAATCAAGATTTTGTGACTGAATAAATTCTTTAGATGTATTTCCGTCCCAAATTGATATACCGTGTTGTTTAAGAAATGATGTATCAGTACTTCCCATTAAGAACCATATTAATTCATAAAATACAACTTTCAGAAAGATCTTCTTGGTTGTAAGAATTGGTAGAATTTGTCCTCTTTCATCAGTCAGATTAAAAGAAAGTGAATAGTGTCCAATACTTCTTGTATCTATACCAGTTCTGTTAGGTTTTATTTTTGAATTTAACAGTTCTCTTATCATATTAACATATCTCTGCTCGTCCTTATTTGTGTTAAACTCAACTACATACTCTGTTTCATGAATATGTTTTGTTGTCCTGGTTACGAGTAATGATTTAAGTGGTTCAGATACTTTAATCTGACACTCAAGATCTTTATTTATAATGTAGGAATATACATTTCTTAAATTCACAGACTTTATTGCTTGTACTAAAATATCATTACATCCAGTAACAATTATAGACTTGGTTTTGTACATATCTAACGATTGAATCATCAATAATGCTTCACTGAACGATTTTACATACAATACCCGTTTGTTAGAACTTACGTATGAAAGAGTTTTTGAAATTATTACTGAATATCTGGGTGTAAGATTATTATCTACAAAGTACTCCATAGTTTCTTCGTCAGTAAGCAAGATATTGTTTTCTGTTAAAGTCCTAAACATCTCCAAATAATTTGTTGTTCCGGTAATCCAAAGAGGTTTGTTATCTAATACCATGCCATAAGTAATATCTGTAACTATTGCGATGTCAAAATACATTAATTAATGTATTTAATTATTTATAATGGTATATATTAGTATGTTACACTAACTAATGGCGCAACCCAATTATTATTTGAAAATATGGTTTGTACTTTAGAATTTATAGGAATAGTTAATGTCGTAGTATTATTTATTGTTGTTTCACTATCAAAAGGATTAATTGTTACATTTACAGATTCATTACTATCTATACATATAAAATCGTATGTAAGACCATCCCATACATTTGATGGAAGTGTAATGATAATATCTTCTTTAACTCCATTAAGAAAGTAAACATTATAATTCCCGTACTCTTATTTTGACATATCTATGGATGTTGTTATACTCACAGTAGAATTGTAAGCCATTATTTTATTTAATACTCAAAAAGTATTAAATATATTAGTATATAAATCCAGTACTTGTGGCAATCCAATTATTGTTTAGAAATGTAAGTTTCATTCTTGTAAGACCTCGTAATAAAGCAGATGAATTTCCATTAATTGTTATTCCCGATCCAGATGCATTCAAAGTAACAGTTCTTAATAGGGTAGCCTCTGTCCTAACAAACTCATAAGTTAGACCATCATAATAAGATGTTGGAAGTGTTACAACTATATCATTAGATGATGCATCAAAGAAATATATATTATAATAATCATTTCCAAATGTTGACATATCAAACGTCGAGGAATTAATACTAATAACTGAATTGTAGCTCATTTATTAATATGTTATTTTTATTTTTATACATATTCTAGTGTCACATACCCAACAGGTGTAGCAGGTCCATTAACTTGTTGAATAAATACTGCTATTCTATCAAACTGAGACAATGCCAGTGTGCCACTAAATTTATTTGCTGTAGTTGCTACACCAATAACTGAAACAGCCATTGATGTAGCAACTCCATTTCTATAAACTGTAAATGTCCATCCAGCAGTCGCGTTTCCCGGAGCTATACTTACACCCGCAGTTATCGAGCTTATTGTACAAGCTCTCGGAATTATTAAACAATTCTGTGCAAATGACCCACCACCAAGTCCACTGAATGGTCTTAAATATACCCCGTTACCTATATTAGACCCAGAACAGAATGTTATAAAGTTAGTTGGTGAACTTGCAGCTGGTGTTGTCCATTGTACACCTGTCCCTGTAGAAGTAAGTACTTGACCATTTGTTCCGACTGAGTTGGAATTATCAACAACTGTTGAACCAAACTTTGTTGACACATTATTTGTAATTTGTACCGGAGTTACTTGTAAACAATTTACGGTATTTAATCCTATTTGTAATGCATTACTTGTTGACGATGCGCCAGAATAACTAAATGTTAATTCTGCTTGATTGTATTGTGATGCTGCTCTTCCAAAAGAAATAGATCTACTTCCTCCTCCAGATAATGAACTGTCAAGAGCGGAAATAAATCTTGAAGAATCATTTGTACCATCAAGAATTGTAATGGGTCCACTGAATGTTCCAACAACTCCTCCAGTTGCAGGTATTGAAGTTGCAGCATTGCTAACAGTTAATAATTTAGTAGTATCGTTCCATGCCAATGATGAATTACTCTGTGATACTACACCACCTACTCCTGCAAATAATATAGAATTCTGGGTAAATGTAGGTAAATCAGCAGTTACGAGACTTCTAAATGTTGGAGTTCCAGATGAACCATTAGGAGCTGCAAATACTGTATTCGCAGTCTGTGATGTGAGAGTAACACCTAATGTTCCGCTTGTTGTTACAGGTGATCCAGACACTGAGAATATTGATGGCATTGTTAGACCAACTGAAGTCACTGTGCCAAATGTTGGTGTAAAGTTTTCCCATACTGTTCCATTATATCTTAATAATTGTCCTAGGACAGGTGATGTGATTGTAACATTTGCAGTACTTGCAAGAACAGATGAATTAGTTATTTGAGAAATATTATAATCTCCTGATGCTGCTGTAACTGCACCTGTTCTTCCAAATACACTTGTAACTGGTGACGGAGGTGGAGTCCAATCTACATATTCAAATGATGTATTAGCACCCGGTGATGCTAAAACTCGTAATGTTCCTGATGAATTAGAAACTGGTGTAGTATTTACATTTGATAAATCTGCAAGTGAAGCTTGTGTTCCTGATAATACTAATCCATTTGAATCATATGTTATTTTAGTATTTGTACCTGGTGTTATAGGAGCATTAGCAGTTAATTTAGATGCTAAAGAGGAAATAAGGTTTGTTACACCACTCTGAGGTATTCCTGTAAAGTTAGAAGGTACAACATCTAACCTTATGGTGTTAGAAATCAATGTAACACTTACACTTGATGAATTGGCAGCTATAGAATTAAACCTGAAATCATTAGAAACTAAAGAATCAAATACTCCAGTTCCTGTACCAAGATTAGATGCTGTATATGATGATCCAGGTGGTGTCCAATCTACATATTGGAACGATGTGTTAACACCTGGTGATGCCAACACTCTTAATGTTCCTGATGAATTAGAAATTGGTGTAGTATTAACATTCGATAAATCTGCAAGTGAAGCTTGAGTTCCTGATAATACTAATCCATTAGCATCATATGTTATTTTAGTATTTGTTCCTGGTGTTATAGGAGCATTAGCAGTTAGTTTAGATGCTAAATCAGAAATAAGGTTTGTTACACCACTCTGAGGTATTCCTGTAAAGTTAGAAGGTACGACATCGAAACTAATAGTGTTAGAAGCTAGATTAAGTGTTATCTTATTTGATGCTGCAGCTAACGAGTTAAATGTAAAATTATTACCTATTAGTAGATTGAAAACACCAGTTCCTGACCCAACATTAGATGCAGTGTAAGCACCGCCTCCCCCACCAGCAGGAGGTGTCCAATCTATGTATTTAAAATTTGTACTAAATCCTGGTGATGCTAAAACTCTTAAAGTTGCTAGATTTGTAGATTCTATTACATCTTCAACATTTGATAAGTCGCCTAATGACGCTTCACTACTTGATGTCACTAATCCTTTTTCATCGTAGGTTATTTTTGAATTGGTACCCGGGAGTATTAGTGGATTTGCAGTTACTTTTTCGTTTAATTCTTCTGATAATCCGTAAACTGATGTGACAGGAATTGTTGCATAGATTTTAAATGTTGACATAATTTATTATAGTCTTTATAATAAATTGTAAATTAAGCATCGTTATATAATTGAATCTTTCTTGGAAATCCATTAACTCTAATAAAAAGGTATTCCATTGGAGGTCCAGCAGATCCTGATACAAGCACTGGAACTGTAGCACTTCCTATTACAAATTCAGAGTTTGCATCAGCAATTGCATCAACTCCTAAAACAATTGTTCCATTAAAACTTGGAGACTGAGCATTTTCTCCTATACATATACTATTTACACCTTGTTGTGTAGAGCCTGCATTTCCACCAATTGCGACTGACCCTGATCCTTGAGATAGTATTCCTGCATTTCGTCCAATGGCCACCGAAGATATACCTTGATTTGTTTCTCCAGCTGAGTCTCCTATAGCTACAGAAGAATCTTGTTGCGTTACTCTACCAGCAAGGTTACCTATTGCAATCGAGTTACCTGCCTGTGTATCACTTCCAGCTAAAGATCCTATAGCAATAGAATGATCTGATTGATTTTGCAAGCCTGCAGATTTTCCTATGGATATTGACTCTGTACCTTGTGATGTTCGGCCTGCAAATGTACCTATGGAAATACAGTTTGTAGATTGTGTATCATTTCCTGCAAGTTGCCCTATGGAAATTGAGTTACTACCTTGATTAGTTTCACCAGCTTGCGTTCCTATAGAAATTGCCTGTGACCCCTGTGTATCATTTCCGGCTAAAGATCCTATAGAAACACTATTACTATTTTGATTAGTGGCCCCTGCAAAATTACCTATGGATATTGATTCTGTACCTTGTGATGTTCGGCCTGCAAAATTACCTATGGATATTGATTCTGTACCTTGTGATGTTCGGCCTGCAAATGTACCTATTGATACACTATTATTTCCTTGTGATGTTTGACCTGCAAATATACCTATGGCAACTGAGTTACTTCCCTGATTTGTTTGCCCTGAAGATGCTCCCACTGATATCGACTGGATCCCTTGATCGGTTTGACCAGAATTTGTCCCAATAGATATCGCATTATTTTCTTGATTACTTGATCCCGAGTTTAATCCTATTGCCACTGTCCCTGTACTTTGATTAATAGGTGTAGTGTTTCCTATAGCAATAGAAGATGCCTGTACAGGAGTACTTAAAACATGTGCTCCTCCAATTTTATATGAGCCTCCAACTGGAAGATCAAGATTTTGTATAATAATATTATCAATAGTTGCATTATTTGCGCGTAAATCTACAGTGTTTACTAAGCTCGTGTTTAAACTATTGGAGTAAATATTAACTTTAGGACCATTAGACGTCATTTTATTTTACATTCATAAATATTTAAACATATTTAGTTATAAGTAACTATGAATACAAGTATTACATTACCTATTGATAAATTAAAGGATTTGTTTTCTAAGAGAGGGTGCGAAATAATAGATATGGTATCGCCTACATCTACAATACTTTACAGATGTAAATGTAAAGCCTTGCTTAGACATAAAGCAATTGATTTTATGAATTATGAATGTGATGGATGTAGACGTCTTAAGTGAATATTAAGTTTAGGATTTTATTATTACATGTAATAATAAAATGTGTGACTGTAGCAACTTAGCATATAATGTTCCGTTTAAAAAGTATAACACTAGTGGTATAATTAATCCACAAGCATACAAAGATGCACTAGGATTTATTGATTCTCCCAGTACATGTTCCAAAAGTAGTGTAACAACGTATGATGCAAGATTGTTTGATAATCGTCGAGCAATGCAATTATGTCTTGATACTGAACCTTATGATGGTTCAGTATGGATGGATGACGTATATAAAGAAAGTAAGGTTCCCAGATCATATGGTAAAAATTATTCTTCATATGAAAGTATAACTCCTGGACAAATCCAATATTACATTGATAAATATGTTGCACCTGCATTTAGAAAGCAGATATATAATTTACCTGGGGATACTGTAATTGATCAGTTTGTTACTCCAATGGGGAAAGTAGAACCAATGTTTTATTTGAAAACTTATCAAAGAACATTTAATAATTTATCTAAAGACTCTTTTGCTCGAGACCAGCTTCTTTTTAGGAACGAATTAACAGCACTGCAACAGCGTGGTCATAATAAAGTAAGATATGAAGCAATAAAATAAAAAGAAATAAAGTAAATGAGTTTTCAAGTATTTAATAATACAACTGCTGGAAAACTTACCTACCCTGTTCTTAGTGGTACTTATACTCCTACACTTTCTTCACCTAATAGTCCTGGACAAATTCAATTCACTAACTTTAACGTGTTGTCAGCATTTTATACTCAAGTAAACGATGTTATAAATCTTAATGTACGTTTTACAGCTGATGTTTCTGCTCCAGTCGGGGAAATATCCGGGATTATTAATGTTACACCGCCAGTTTACAATATTAAATCCAACGATAGTGTAGTTGGCGCAATAACTACAATAAGTCAAGTTGGATTGTTTGGGAATCTTGCAGCATCTGGAAACACAATTGTAGTAAACATGTTTAATGCAGCAGGACCAATAAATGTAAACAATGCAGTTCTACAGGTTATTTCATCTTACCAGGTTATTGAGAATTAATATTATACCTCCACACATTTAGTATGGGGTATAATATTATAATTTGAAATTTAATGTATAGGAACTAGACCTAATCTTTTAGCAGCCTGTTCCTTTGTTTCTTTTCCGTGAAGTCGCATACAAGACTTAATATTCTTGCATTTATTTCCAAAAGAACAGGTTTCTGGAGACCATTCATTGACATTATGAGCAAACCCACATGCATTGTGATTACATGATTTCTTTTCGCTAAGTACATGTTTACAAATACATTTCCTAATAATAGGTTCTTGGGGTTTTGGTAAAGGTTTAACATTTTGCTCACATTGCTCAGGTCCAGACTTTTTCTTTTCTTCAATTGATTTTATGATATGAAATTTCATGTTGCTATACTTTTTAGCACTAAGAAATTCAATACCTAGTCTTGTAGCCGCTTCTTCTTTAGTTTCTTGTCCATGAAGTCGCATACACTTTGATTTATTATTACATTCATCATTGTGTGCACACACTTCTGGATTCCATTCATTAATATTGTGTGCAAATGTACATACTTGTCTAAGACAAATTTTCTTTACACCAATAATGTTTGTACATAAACATTTTCTTACAATTGGAACTGGTGGTTCAGTAACTATTTCAAAGTCATCATCACTTGAAAATTCATGTTGAGACCAATCGTACAAACACCCTCCAAATAATTTTTTGGATTCATATTCAGTATCATTATCATCCTTATTCATTCTTGCTAGTAATGATTGTTCTTCCTGAATCCTGATTGTTTGTACAAATTCCTCACACATTAAATCATACTGTTTCCACCACAATGCGCTAATAACCATATCATTTTGAAGTTTGATTATTTTATCGTATTGTTTGAACATTATAGAGATTGATTCAATTGCGTCCATTTGTAACTGTATAATTATAGTTATAACTTGGTTTATAGTTTCATTTTTGATAAAGTTTAATATCCATTATAGGTAACAGATATTAAACATAATGTTTATAATTGTTGTTGACATTCTTCAATGTATCCAGAATAAGGTTCATATTTTCTGAACATATTTATAACTTCAGGTGTAAGTATCCTATACTTGAAAACAAGACCCCAATTAAGAAATTTGGAATATTTTTCCATCTGTTTTACAGATAACTTTACAAATTGAGAAATAAAGTTCCAATCAGTTTCAAGTAAATTATTGTCAATAAATTCTTCAATGAAAAGAGAGTTGTTGTTAATGTACTTGATCCAGTTAGTCATTGTTGTACTTGTTATATATTTCTTACAAATATTTATATCATGATCATTTTTGAAATCTAGTTTGCAATACCACATGTAAATACACAATCAGTTAGAGCAGGTGTGAATGTTGTTGCTGTTATTTGAACTGATAATACATCTCCAGCAACAAATGATTCAGGAGATGTTAGAATTGTAGATGCAGTATCAGTATTTGTATTTATAGTTACAGCAGCAGTTGTAGCTGATCCATTTCTTAATACAGTTACAGTAACAGACCCTGCAGTTCTAGAAGCACTGAGTTTTATTGCAAGACTCCATACATATGTCTGATAGAGTATAGGTGCGCCAGTTGTTATAGTTCCTGTTGAACCTAAAGAAATTATACTTGTACCATTTGCATTGAACTGGCTTATTCCAGAAATTATTGTTGAAGACGTTAATGGATACCATGTAGCAGCAGTTGAATTATACTTTTCTGCATATCCTTTTGTAGTGTTGAAAACAATTGATCCATTTGTTTTTACTGCAGATGATAATGCATCTCGTGTTGAAGTAGTTAATTGAGGAAGTATGTAGGGACCGGCAGAACTTATTGCGCCAGGTGTAGAAATGGATACTGGAATTGTTGGATCAAGAGTTATAGTTTGTGACAAATATGTTCTTACTCTGTAATCGAAATTTACTCCTATATTTGCCTGCCCTCCAGCATATGGATTTGTACTACTAAAAGTTAATGTATAGTTAGTTAATGCTGGTGTTTGTAACAAAGCGATAGTATACTGTATACCTGAAAAAATTTGTTGACTTACTGGAAAGTTTATAACTGCATCTGAAGAACTCGCCGATAGAGATGTGTTAAATTGATAAAGTAAAGTTCCTCCTATACCATTTCCAGAATACAAAGATACTATATAACTTGAAGATGGGAGTAATGCAAAATTCCACAGTATTTGTGATAAATTTCCACTACTTCCGGCAGTGAACGATTGCCAAACTGTACTTGGTGGACTGGGTGAAGTAGCTCCTCCACCAATAGTATCTTGATCAAGTACAAGTCCTGTTGTTAGTGTTTCTTTAAGAAAAGTAGGGGAACTTGTTGTTGCAATATCTTGAGGAAGAGATAATACTGGATTACCACTAACACCGTCTCCATTAGTAACTGTAACTTGATTAGATGTACCTGTAATTGTTCGTTTAGTAAACGTATCCACAGCTGTTTGTGTAAGTATACCTGATGTTCCATCTAGTCCTGCTAACGATGTTAATGTAGCATCTAATGGTTGTTTAGACGCCAAATCAGAAACAAGATTTGTTATTCCACTTTGAGGTATTCCTGTAAAGTTAGAAGGTACAACATCTAATCTTATAGTGTTGGAAACTAATGTAACACTTACACTTGATGAATTGGCAGCTATAGAATTAAACCTGAAATCATTAGAAACTAAAGAATCAAATACTCCAGTTCCTGTACCAAGATTAGATGCTGTATACGATCCACCACCTCCTCCACTTGGAGGGGTCCAATCTACATACTGGAAAGATGTATTAGCACCCGGTGATGCTAAAACTCGTAATGTTCCCGATGAATTAGAAACTGGTGTAGTATTTACATTTGATAAATCTGCAAGTGAAGCTGCTGTTCCGGAAGTTATTAATCCATTTGAATCATATGTTATTTTAGTATTTGTTCCTGGTGTTATAGGAGCATTAGCAGTTAATTTAGATGCTAAAGAGGAAATAAGGTTTGTTACACCACTCTGAGGTATTCCTGTAAAGTTAGAAGGTACTACATCGAAACTAATAGTGTTGGAAACTAATGCTAAAGTAACACTGGATGATCCTGGACTCAAAGAATTAAATGTAAAATTATTACCAATCAATACATTGAAAACACCTGTTCCTGATCCGACGTTAGATGCTGAGTAAGCACCACCTCCTCCTCCCGCAGGAGGAGTCCAATCTATATATTCAAAATCAGTATTAAATCCTGGTGACGCTAGGATTCTCAATGTTGCAAGATTCGACGATCCTATAGTATCATTTACATTTGATAAATCGCTCAACGATGCATCTTCACCTGCTGTTACTAATCCTTTTTCATCATAAGTTATTTTAGTGTGCGTACCCGGTACTATTGGTGGATTTGCAGTTACTTTGTTTTCAAGATCTTCTTGAAGACCAAAAATCGCGGTAACTGGTATTGTAGCTGATATTCTAAATGGAGGGAGTGACATTTATATTATAAAATTTCATTAGTAAACAATGAAATTTTAATTTACAAGTGTTAATACTATATTTGTTTCTACATTAATATCCGATAGCAACGAATCAATCAGTTCTATTAATATATCGAGTGTATCATACTTCTTAAATCCAAGAACACAAAGTTCATAACTTGTTAATTCTTTTCTACACATTGGACAAGTATCTGTTCCTTTTTTAATCCATCTTGATAAACACTTTTTATGATAATAATGTTTACACTCAAGATTGAACTTCTTATGTTTTCCAACTACTTGTCTACATATAGCACAATCAAGAGTTTCAGTATTCTCAAAATTATGCTGCCAACATAAACTGTCTTTACATTTTCTTCGACATTTGGAACCATTATTCTTTATAAACTCACATGTATGAATGGTTCCAATGTCGACCATTTATCTTTGATCAGATCTTTCTTTAGTCATTCTTCTTTCATCATGAAGAAACTTATCATCTCTTTCTCGTTCTTCTCTCATACGTTCTGCAATAGTTTTACTGTCTGTAAGTTTATTTTCTGCAAGTGCATTCATGTTTTCAGATGGAACTATTTCTTCTTCAGGAGATGGTGTTGCAATGTAATTTTTACTTATTTCATTCAACCAATCAAACGCATCTTTACCTTCATAAGTCGCAAAGAACCCATTAACTGTTCCTAGAATACATGGAACAGATTTTATTTTTAAAGGAGATGATAATATAATATCTCGTGCCTCCTGACTGTCAATGTATATAGGATAAATAATATCAATTCCAAATTGAGACACAATATTCATAAATTTCTGACATGATTCAGAGTATTTGCTACATAAGACGTATACTTTTTCATTCATTTGTATTTTACCATTATTTTTTATACCATTACACTCATCTTCCCCTCATTCTTCCAGTAGCACTAAGAGGCATTTCACGTAATTGGTAAGTTCTAGCATAATTCTTTTGTGCAAGTCTAATTTGAATATCTGATCTTGAATCAAGTGTGGATTCATGAAACTCGTTCTGTGCAACATCTCTATAATCATAATTAATACATCCATGTTTCATTGGACCCATCTGATCAAATTGACCCATATGATCAACATTTGATCTTACAACATATGATGGTCTTTTAACGGCATCAATATCGTCATACGTGAATCGTGGTTGGCCAGTCATTTTATCAAGATAGTACCTACTCTGATCTGCATATCCAGTATATCGAGGATCATATACATTGAACAATTCGTCTCCAGAAATTGACCTATTAACATAAGTTTCTCCTACATGTGTATTTGCATCGTGATCAGTATACAAGACTTGTCCTTTACCAATATCTTTTGCAGTCTGGGGATTGAATTGTTGACTATAAGATATTCCAATATTTGAGTTTATAGGATCAAGAACTTCACTCTTGAAGTACATTCCAGGTTGAACTATTTGTGTTGACCTCATATCATTATACTGAGGACGAAGACTATCGTCGTCTGTAACACATTTATTTACAGGAAGACCAATTACAGGATTAAGTTTGTTGTACCCGCATGATTTATTTACAAACTCATTTCCCACATGTGCATCCTTAACTTTTTGTACTTGATCATAATATGGATAACGGGGAGAATAGTCAAGAGGTGTATTCTCTGAATAGTTATTTTCTCCGATCATGTACGGCTGAGACTCTTCAAAGTTTTCTCTTATTTGCCCTACTTGAGGTACACATCCATCCATAGACTTGAAATCCGGATTGTTGAATTGTAAAGTAGGTACACGCTTGTAACATGTTTCTCCGAAAGGATCTTTATACCCTCCTTCAAGCGAGTTTTCAACATACTTTTTATTAACATACTGTTGATCAATGTTTCCTTCAGTAGAGAATTCTCTTGCATACATGTTGCGTACGTCCGGTGATAACTCTGGTGAAAATTCAAAGTTTTCTTTAACAATGTTTGGTTGTACTGCCTGACCACAAGAACTATCAATTCCTCGTGCACATGGTCCTCCAACATATCCGGACAAGTACAAGTCCTGTTGTCTTGGTCTATTAACAATAGATGGATATGCACTAAAATTATCTTTCTTCCAGTACTCAAAGTCTGCAAGAGGAGGAACAATTAATGGAGCTACAAGTGTTCTTGGATTAACCTTCTTACCAACAAGAGCCTGATTCCTTGAATGAAAACTATGATTATCCGTTTCTAATTCTTCATAATCTCCACACCATGGTCCTGACTTTGCATTGAAATTACATGAACTGGGAGGTGGGTTCTTACGAACCGTGTTAAGTGTATAATACCCAAAATCTTCTTTATTCATCTGTTTATTATTAAGACATAAAAAGATTATTACCGCTATGCATAAAATAAAAAATGCCGGATGAACAATTATACCTAAACACATGAAGAGAACAAATAGGGACACGGAGACATTAATGTTCATTTATTAATTTGTATGATTAAGATTTTTTGTACCAGTAATAAATGAACGCTGAAGCATTAATACGTAAGATTAAAAGGGCCGCTGATATTAAAGAACAAAAGAAGAAATCAAAGGGTAAACATGTAATTGATGAAAGTGATTTGAGTTCAAGTGACGAGGGACCAGAAGTATATGATAATGCTTTGTTGAAGGGACAGAAAAGGTTTGGGAACGTTATATATCATACTGAACCGTCAGTACATGTAGGAAAAAGGGAGACAATACTTCTAGACAATGATAAGATGGTTAGCGAAATTAACAAAAGGATTAGAAAAACCTCAAAGGAATTAAAGGAAATAGTTAAGAAACATGTATATTCAAAACAATGTATAGGATTGTATGAAAGGTATCCATGGATTCAAGATTATGATCATACATTTATTGCATTTCCTAATAATAAAGTGATTGCTAAATATGTTACTGATACAGTACCAGTAGATATTTATGATAATATGGATCTATATATACCAAATACATTATTCACACTTCTTAATTGTAACACCAATAAACACAAACGCAAACAGGAGAAAGATGTATTGTACATGTACGATGAAAAGAATAAAAGACATGGATTTATTGTTGTACATGTTAAGACAAATGGTGAGTATGTAATTCAAAATGAAGAAATATTTTCAGATGAACTCAAATGGATTAAAGCGAGTAAAAGCAAGACTTCCTCTCAAATTGACCTGTTACTTTCGGGAGATATAGATGATAATCATAAGGCAAGAAAAGTATGCTTACAATATCTTAGTATATATCTAAATGTTGATCCAAGTGATGACTACCTTGTAAGAATTGAGAAAGGGATATATGATGCCTCATCGTCGCTAACAATAAAAGATTATTTCTATATTGCGTCGTCATTACTTATTTTTCTAGATCAAAGCTTACTTAGACCTTACGCTTCTGTATTTAATAAACGAGTATCTAGTAAAGTATACGTTCCTGAAAATATTGTAAAGATCCCATTGGAGGAAAAGTTTCCCGAGGCTTTTATGAACATACATGTTTCACAAGAAAGCGTAGATTTTATAAAACAATCAATACAACGTATTTTAACTGATAATGTGTATAGGCTAGGTTACGATTTATTAAAGAGTGAAAATAATACTATGCGTGTAAAGACATATAATATTGTACCTACAAAATTAACTCTTCCAAACTTACCAACTCTTGACGATTGCGTACCTGGACTTGACGTATGGGAAACAATAAGATATAAGGATCAATATGAGAATTTACATTGTCTTCCTATACATCAAATAGTTAGTAGGATATATGATGGAAACTTTATTATACCTGGCACTGAATCAGAGAAATTTAGTACTGACTTTATTGAAGAAATTAAAAATATGTATATTAATCCTGAAATAAGAATCCCAATAGTTGATCAAGAGACTGTTGTTAATAAAGATGTAAGTAAGTATGATGTACACGCAATATTTGCAGCAATAGAGTCAGAGATTTCGAGTCTCGAAGCAAGGATTAAAGATTTATCTGAAACATATAAGGATAAAGTATGTAATTATTGTAAGAAGTACATACAAAAAAATGGGATTTCATCGATAGATAGAAACTCTGAAGTTGTTTCGTTCTGTAATACAACTTGCATGAGTTCAAATGAATTATAATTCAAGAGTATCAATATTAGAGTTTATTGTGTTAATCATAAGCATTGTTTCATATGATACACGTTCAAGAAAAGATCTTATGTTACAAGCCTTTGTTTCAATTCCAACAAGCTTGCTTTGTAATTCAAGCATATTATTATTTAGTTGTTCATTATTCTTTGTTAACATCCCTATTTCTGCAGGATTTTGGCTGGAATTTATCCTTGATTTATTAGTATTTATTGTATTAGATATGTCATCGATTGTAGACACTAGTTTCTTCAGATAAGTATCATATTTTGTAATTGTAGATCTCAGCTTTGTAAACCCGTTACTAATACGTGGAATTGTATTTACAAACTTTAAACATACATCCATACATTTTTCTGGAATTGTCTCCAGTGTCTGATTTACTAGTACTCTAAACATGTCAAGTTTATCTAAAAGCTCCTCTATTCTAGAAAGAGTTATTAATGGATACATACACCATGACTTTGTAGATTTTGATGTAGTGTATACTTTTATACCCTTTTTATCACCAGTAGTTATCACAATTTTGTTGGAGTACATACATAAATATGAAAAGTCACTGCTTAGTTTATTGTATCTTATAACTTGAGCAATTGCCCTACCTATATCTTTGTCATATACGTCAATGTTCCTATATACAGAATTTATATCATATCCATAGTTTATTACTGGGTCAGATAAATGTATTTGAGGAATATTGCATTCTGATTTATATGGATCTATTGGAGACATATCATTTGGAATATCAGAATCAAACTCGCTTATTGAAGAAATAATAAAAAATATTGTAGGAATGTTCTTGAGTTTTATGCACTCGAGTAGGATATATGCGGTTGATTTATAAGTCTGTATTATATACACGTCATTCAAGAACAGGTATTGTGTAAACTTTTCAAAAGATAACATCTTAACCTACTTAAATTAAAACCTTTAATTTATAAATGGGAGATCTTATATCATCATTGCCTACTGACGAAAGCATTGTTTCACCAGAAGAAAGAACTATTCTGAACTCTATTTCAGTAAAGGGTGTAGAATCTTCGCAGCAACCCAAACATGTGAGTACAGATAAGCAACTACAAGCTGTACATCCACAGGGCGGACAAATAGTAAATGAAATAAAGAATGTAGCTATCATAACAATCCTATTTGTGCTTTGTTCTTCGGAATTCATAGGGAAACTAATAAATAAACTTGTGCCTAAAGCAGAGGAATACTGGTATTTGAATCTTGCTATCCGTATTGTATTGTTTGCCGCGTTGTACTTCCTAGTTATAAATATATCTCTAGTAAAACAGTAATATTACCGAAATAAAATGGTAATATTACCAATGATTTAAACGTATGTATACTGAATGTATATGAGTATTGAGGTGAACGTTTCAGCTATTCCACAAGATGATAGAATAGGTATGAGTAAGGACCTTGTTGTAAAAGAGAAAGAGACCATGTATAAGAAATGTACTACTACCATATATCCTTACAAAATAAGTGAAGAAGGTGTAGGGTACTTCCCATACGCGTATATGAGAAATAAAGGGTATAAGAACAATAGGAAATTTGAGAAACATTCAGGGTATATATTTACTGGCACGTTAAGAGAGGAACAAGTGGATGTAAGGAATAAATGTGTTGAGTATCTTAACACTACAGGATCATGTTTACTTTCTATGTATCCGGGCTTTGGTAAAACAGCTATAGGTATCGAACTTTCAACGCGTATAAGGCTTAGAACTATTGTAGTTGTTAATAGGATAGTTCTTCTTAATCAATGGAAAGAATCTATTAATAAGTTTTGTCCAGATGCTAAAGTATCTACAAGTTATACAGAAATTAACGATTGCGACTTTCTTATTGTTAATGCAATAAACGTTGAAAAGATTACATCTACAACATGTTTTGGTCTAATGATTGTAGATGAATGCCATATGATTGTAACTGAAACTCTATCGAAGTGTTTAATGAGTGTTACACCAAAATACTTGCTTGGATTAAGCGCTACACCATATAGAAGTGATGGTATGGATCTTTTGATTGATATGTACTTTGGTCTTAATAAAATCATTAAGTCCTTGTACAGGAAACATATTGTATATGTAGTACGTACCGGATTTACTCCTGTAATGAAAATTGGAAGAAATGGTAAACCTGACTGGAACTCGGTTATTCAAAGTCAATCTGAATCAGTTGAAAGGATGGAAATAATAAATAAACTTGTAAATAAGTTTATTAATCATAAATTTCTGGTTCTTTGTAAACGCGTCGAGCAGGCCAAACTTGTAAAAGAGTGTATATCCGAGCCGGTGTCTGTGTTATATGGATCGTTAAATACATATGATCAGGCTTCACGTATACTTATAGCTACAGTTCAAAAAGCGGGCGTTGGATTTGATGATAACACCATAAATGCACTTGTACTTGCAAGTGATTTGCAAGAATATTTTATACAGTACCTTGGTAGATGTATGCGCCGTCCTGATGTTATTCCCGTAGTATTTGATCTTGTAGATAATAATTGCATTTTAGAAAAACATTTTAAGGAACGGATTAAAGTATATGAAGAGTCAGGTGGAGAAATAAAGTATCTGAAATTATAGTATAGATACTAGTACTCCGTTAATATATTTCTGACGTGAAGCTGTCTTGTTTTCTTTGTACCAAAATACAAGTGATATAATTGCTCCTGTAAGGAATACTAACGCAACTGCAAGACCTATGTATAACCAAATCATTTATTGTATTATTGAAGTTAAAACATTAAGTGTTTTATCTTTGTATGTATTTATATCCCAGCACCACTCATCAAGAATTTTCTTAACAATTTCTGATACTTGTTCATCTGTAAATAATTCAAATGGGATGGGTTTAATAGCCTCGACAAGTAAGTCTACAGGCTTACACCATTTACTTTCCAGTAACATTATTATTTTTATGTGAACAAATAGTTTGCGGTACGCTTTATCAGTAACCTTGTCAATCTCTGCCTCTGTAATTCCAGAAATATATTTCTGGAAGTCATCGTATGAATTTGAAGGATTATTTTTACGATAATTTGTTAGAATAATAGTTACCATAAACTTAAACCATTCCACATACTTCTCTGTCATTGTAAGTATTATCAAAGTACTCTGTTCTACTTGAGGTGTTATATACTCAATTATTTTTTCATAAGTAATTTTATGTGCAAGAGCAATAGTCTCTGAATTCCAGCAGAATTTTGCCTCAACATCTTTTTTCAGTTCAAAAATGTACCGTTTAATTTCATCTTCCGTATGTTCTTTATACTCGACATTTTCTAGAACCCAGTCTACAATGTATGGTATATATTTACGATGACATTCTGTGGTTATAGCACTTACACATATAAAATATAATTGTCTTAATACATTGAAAGTGCATTTATTCACTATTTGAATAACGTTGGGATCGTTAAGAAAGGTCTCCTTATTTATAATCTTATCTACTTGAGATGATGAATATATAGATAGGAATGCTTTCAAAATACATTCAGATATTTCATTGAGTTTACCCTTAGTCTTTTCTACAAACACAGTTTTTAAAGAAGAGTCGACTAAATTTTTTCTAGTTCTGTATGTAGTTACTCTAGAGGGATGTGTAGTGGACATGTATATGTAACCACCTGTCAGGGCAATAAAGACAATTATTAAAGTAACAACGAATACATTCATTTTATATAATCAAAAATGATTATTTGCCTCTATTTATTTGGATAACATACAAACATGACTTGCACTATCTGCAAGCATGATAATTTACAGATGTTTACACTAGAATGTAAACATATAGTTTGTTTTACCTGTTTAGTATACTGGCTTAGAATATCTGATGTATGTTGGATATGTAAGTACAAAGTGTCTGACTGTATATATAATACTTTATCAGTAAATAGACCAAAGAATAAACTTTCTGATAAACAAATACAAGAACAGTTAATTAAAGATTTTTGTATTGGATTAATGCCATACAATCTTATAAAATTATTTCTTGAAAAAAAAGAATTATTAGGAAAGCAGAATATTTATACTGTACTGTACAACGGAGTTCTAAGACAGGAAGAAGTAAATGAAATTATAAACAGTGAATACTTATCATATCAAGACTTACAAAGACTTGTAAGTAATGGAAAACTAATTATATAAAGTATTGTTTTTACTCTCTCGTATAAAGAGTAAAAACGAATTATAAACTAATCATTATACATATTGTAAAATGGGAATAACCTCATTCTTTCCATGGTTTAGACAAACTTTCTCAAGGTATGTAACATATATATCCAAGAATGAGCAACTTGAAAACATTGATAACCTTCTTATAGATATGAATGGTCTACTTCATCCAGTGGCACAGAAAGTGTTTGGGTATGGTAAATATACTAAACCATTATTACTTAACAAAGATCATCAATCCTCATATGAGGATATGGTCAACCTGTTTTTTGTAGAAGTAGGAAAAGAAGTAGATAAAGTTGTAGCACTTGTTCCACCAAACAAAAGACTTATACTTTGTATTGATGGTGTTGCACCAGTAGCAAAACAAATACAGCAAAGACAACGTAGATATAAATCTGTACCTGTAGAAAACTTTGATCCTAATTCACTTACACCTGGATCAGAGTTGATGACTCAGCTGGGTATATATTTGCAAGAACAGTACATTAATAAGTATGTTAATGACATTGAAGTCGTATACTCATCTGCAGATGTTCCAGGCGAAGGCGAAATGAAACTTGTATCATTTATCAGATACTATGCAAAAAGTAATGAGAGTCATGCAATATATGGTCTTGATGCAGATATAATACTACTTTCTTTATGTGTATTAACAGAGTACAATAAAATATTTGTTGTCAGGGAACGTGAGATGGATCATGCTGTAATCAACGTACACAGTGTTCGGTCAAACATTATAGATAAACTAAAATGGAAGACAAATTTTTCAACAAATGATGTAGTATATGATTTTGTGTTTATGTGTTTCTTTGTAGGCAATGATTTTCTTAAACGATTGCCTGGTGTAGATATTATAACTGGTAGTATAGATAGGTTCTTGGATGTGTATGTAAAAGTATGTTCACGACATGGACATCTTACAAAAAATAAGAAAATAGATAAATACGTGTTACAAATATTTCTTGAAACTCTGGGAAAATACGAGGAAGAATTCTTTACAAAGAAACTCGAGTCTCTATCCCAATACATATCTGATCCACTATTTGAAAAACATGTAAATGGTACGTCATTTGATCTTTCCGGATACAGAAAAGAGTACTATGAAGTAAAGCTTAATAATACACCAGTTGATATAATATGCAATGAATACATTGAAGGATTAGAATGGGTATTTTCTTATTACACTGCAGGTGTACCTTCATGGAAGTGGTACTATCCATATAATTACTCGCCGTTTATTTCAGATGTAGCAAACCACGTTTCCAAGTACAAGTCAGTTTATTATGGGCGAACAGTCCCCTATGAACCACTCTATCAATTACTTCTGGTTATACCTCCAAGAAGTATGTCTTTACTCCCATCACCTTTGAATAGATTATATGAAAAATACCCTGCCCTTTTTCCGGAACATGTTGTTATTGATGCTTCTGGAAAAAGAAATGCATATGAAGCTGAAGTTATTCTTCCTGCCATAGATGACAGTAGGCTTTACAATGAATTCTTAAATATTATAAGTGATTCTGGACTATCCGGTTATATCAGTACACCCAAAAGTATTTCTGTGTTTAGAGACAATGTACAAACCATACAATTATAATTATACTTAGTCAAGTATAATTATATAAGGAAGTTATAAATTATATTAAATGGGTATTCGTAATTTGAACACAATATTAAAGAACAATTGTAAGAACTCAATTAAACGGATTAGATTGTCTGAACTATCTGGAAATCGTGTAGCTGTTGATGCATCAATATACATGTACAAATATAAAAGTATTTATGGATCTCAATGGATCTCTGCATTTTACGGGTTTCTTAAAACATTAAGTGTTTTCAAGTGTGTATTTGTTTTTGATGGTAAAGAATTTATTCAAGACAAAGCAAATGAACGAAATAGAAGGAGTGAAATGAAGAAAGCAATGCGTAATAAACTTTCTGAGGTAGAACAGGCGTATGAACAGTACAAAGTCAGCGGAAATATGAATGACTCCCTTTTACCGTTTAAAACATATAATAGGAATTATAGTACACTTACAAACAATCGTGATCTTATTTCTGATTCAAAAATACAAGACTATATCTCTAAGACAAAGAATATATTAATGCCATTGTACGATCAAGATGTTAATACAATTAAATTAATGTGTACGAATATGGGGATGTGTGTTATAGATTCTCATACAGAGGCCGAGAAAACATGTTCCATGTTATGTCATGAAAATAAGGTAGATATGGTATTGTCTGAAGATACAGATGTTCTGGCATATAATACGCCAACAATAATTTCTAAACTTTCGATGGGTGAGTGTACATTAATTAACATGAAAGATTTATTATCTGAGCTTGAACTTACTTCAGATCAGTTTGTTGATATGTGTATTGTATGTGGGTCTGACTATTCGGCAGGACTGCATGGTATTGGACCTGTAAAGGCATACAAGTACATTAAAATATATAACTCAATAGAAAATATTGTAAGCAAGTTTCCCAATATCATCCCCAATAAAGAAACGTTTGATCATGTAAAAATCAGGAATATTTTCAAGCCATGTAGTAGCGAAATACCATCCATCGAGTTCCCAGTACCTGATCCAAATCAACTGGATCAGATTATAAAACAAAATCATGTTCAAACAACAAAGGTTTATAAAAAATTATTATAGTATTATTATTCCCCTTTTCAGAGAGAATAATAATATAATTATTAAAAGGAGTTAGTATTCGTAAGAATCTAAATACTCTTTCTTGCATTGTTTACATTCCATGTTACTTGTATAGAAGTTAGGGTGTTCTAATAAGTAACAATGTGTATCACAAGGATACCCTTCTTCTGTATTTTTTTCCCGTGTAATGAAGGAGAACTCAATGTAAGCCTCAAACTCATCAAGAAATTCATTACTTAACTCTTGATATTCAGATACTGTAGACATTTCAAGTACATCGTAATGTTTTCTTATAAACGATTCTGAAAGTATCTGATGTCTTGATATAAGATGAATAGGAAGTTCATTAATAAATTCATCCATAAATTCATCAGACAGTCTCTGATACTCTGAAATGTATCCTCGTAAGTATCTAGATTTCATATACTTTCGCAAAGTAAGTTCGTCAAGCTGTGTAGTTGTTATAAGATTTACTGGATCAACACAGGTGTTTTTACAAGTTACATTAAAAGAATTAGGTTCATATCCATCATTTTTAAATGGTTCTACAAAACATTTGTTAGTTTGATATTTCTTCACAAGAGTATTGTAAACTATATCAATAATGTAATAGAAAATTGGCACTAGTAAAACTTGAACAATGTAAATTACGTATAACATGTTAGTATGAATTATATATTGAAAATGATTAAAGGATTCATTTTTGATTTGAGATTAGATACATAATGGACATATCTTTTTTAGTGTTTTTGTACATTTCATGTTCAGAATAAATGATGCGATACATACAATTCTACATAGTGGAAAAGGTATTATAGAGTTTATTATATCATGTACCTGCCTTATAATTTTACTTGTTTGAGATCTACTCATTCTAGACCAATCAATTATGTGGGAATTAACTACGTAGAATGACAGAAATTTATCACTATCTGTAAACATGGAAGAGATTTTCTTGAGCACTATTCGCTGTTCATTAGATGTACTTGAATAATTTAAAATATTTACAATATCATCGTTTCTTAGACTCTTAAAGTCCAAGTTTTTAATGTTCATATTATGGCACAATTATGTCGTTTATTCTATCTACTATTTGAGAATCATTTAAAGGTAGTATTATTTAAAATAAATAAGTATGAGTAAGGTATATATCAAGGAACTTGACCCTGATATAATTGCTCCATCTACAAAAAGGATGAATGTCCCTGAACAAGGCGGTTCAAAGATTGTAATTATAGGTAAACCAGGTACTGGTAAAACAACTATTATTTCATCTTTATTATATGAGAAGAGCCATATATTTCCAATGGGTGTAGTGTTTAGTGGAACAGAGGACAGTAACCATCATTATAGTAAAATGTTTCCATCAACTTTCGTATATAATAAACTCGATGAACCAAGAATTGAAGATTTCATAAAGAGGCAAAAACTTGCTAAGGAACATTTACCTAACCCATGGGGTGTTTTACTTCTTGATGATTGTACTGATGATCCTAAAATACTTAAGAAACCATTGTTTCAAGGATTATATAAGAATGGTAGGCATTGGAAAATGTTATTTATATTATCACTTCAGTATAGTTTAGATATTCTCCCAACTATAAGAACAAATATTGATGGGACATTTATTCTTCGAGAACCTAATCTCAAGAACAGGAGAAAACTTTATGAGAATTATGCAGGTATAATTCCAGACTTTACATTGTTCTGTGACATAATGGATCAAATAACAACAGATTATACCGCATTATATATAAACAATGCAACACAATCAAACAATTGGGAAGATTGTGTTTACTGGTACAAAGCGCGTACAATTCCTGATAATTTCAGATTTGGAAGTCAATCGTTTTGGGATCATGCAGAATATAGACTGAATGAGAATTACAAAAAATCTTAATTACACTAATAATAGTGTAATTAATTATGGAGTATACAAAGCAATTTTATAAAATGTTCCATTTACATTTACAGACAAATAAGTAGCTATAGCACCTGCTACCGCATCTGTTTCCAAAGGATTCGCAGCACTACCAAGTGAAAGCTGATTGTCCTGGTTAGGAAAAACTCCTGTTCCTAAACCTATACAGTTAGTTACACCGGGTGCACATGATGCATTATTTCCTATTAAAATTATATTTGCACCAATTGGGTCTGTTCCAGCGAATCCGTTTGAATTTGACCCAAGAACTATTACATTTGCATCTACTGATGGATTTCCTGAATTAGAACCTACAACGATCGTGTTTGCTGTTTGCGATGAAGATGCTGCATTTCTGCCAATCGCAATTGCACCGTCTCCCTGATTTCCTTGCCCGGCACCCGCTCCTTGACCTGTAGGGACAGTGTTTCCTACAGCAACTGAAGATGCTTGAACTGGAGTACTTAATACATGTACACCTCCAATTTTATATTGTCCTCCTACTGGAAGATCAACATTATCTAATAATAGATTATCTATAAATGCATTTGTTATATTAGCATCTGTAGCATTGAGTAGATTTGTGTTAACAACATTAGCATTAATATCTGTATTTATTTTAAAGGGTAGGCTTGTCATTTTATATTTTATAGAAAATAATTCAATATATATATCAATATTGAATTATTTATTTATATGTATCTAATTGAAAATAACTAAGCTATGAAATATGTAGCAATCTTTCTATCATTACCATTAATATTAACTGATATATACTGATCAATACCTCCTGCAGTCGCGCTAAGCGTTAGAGGGAAAGTTGTACTTCCTAATACCAACTGTCCTGTTTGTGTTGCAGCAGCATCAGTTCCTAAAACAATACAATTAGTTACACCAGGCGCAAAATTTATTTCAGACCCTAAGGCAACATTATTGTCTCCTACTGGATTACCACCAATTCCATTAATATTATATCCTACAAGAACATTATTTGCGGACATTCCATCTATACCAGTTTCAGCACCAATCGCAATTGTATTTGCTGGTTGCGATGTCGTCGCTGTATTTCTTCCTATAGCAATAGCACCTGCTCCTTGGCTTGTTTGTCCGGCAGTATTTCCAATTGCAACAGCGTTAGTTCCTTGGGTAGTAGTTCCAGCATCTATACCTATAGCAACTGAAAAATTTCCCTGGTTACTTTGTCCAGCAGAAGGACCAATGGATACCGCGCCTTGTCCTTGGTTATTTTGTCCTGCACTACTTCCTAAAGCAACCGCTAATGTACTTTGATTCAGAAATCCAGAATTAGGTCCAACAGCAACACATGTTTGTCCCTGACCTTGATTTCCTGACTGAAATCCTACCGCTATCGAATTTTGTCCTTGTGTTGTAGTTCCGGCGGAACTACCTATAGCTACTGAGTTTTGAGATTGACTAGTTTGTCCTGCCACGTCTCCTATAGCTACCGCTCCTGAACCTTGAGATGACGATCCAGCAAGATGTCCGACTGAAACCGCCCCCTGACCTTGTCCTGAATTTCCTGCAGTTGAACCGATAGCGACAGCAATCTGTCCCTGGTTAGTTTGACCTGCTAATAGTCCTAAGGCAACTGATCCAATTGCCTGATCTGTAGAACCAGCAGAATTTCCTATAGCCACTGAATTTTGTCCTTGATTATTTTGTCCTGAAAAAGCACCTATAGCAACAGCTAGATCCGCCTGAGTATTTTCACCTGCACTATCTCCTATAGCGACTGAACTCGCTCCCTGAGATATTTGGCCAGAACTAAACCCTATTGCAACTGCACCTGAGGATTGATCACTATTTCCAGATAATTGTCCAATGGCTACTGCTTGTGTTGACTGATTTGTTAATCCGGCATTTAAACCTACTGCTACAGCACCCGCTCCTTGTCCTGTAGGAACAGTATTTCCTACTGCAACTGAAGATGCCTGTACAGGAGTACTTAATACATGCACACCTCCAATTTTATACTCTCCTCCAACTGGAAGATCAATATTATTCAATATCAGATTTTCTATATTAGCATTAGTAATGTTAGCATCTGTAGCATTGAGTAGATTTGTGTTAACTACATTAGCATTAATATCTGTATTTATTTTAAAGGGTAGACTTGTCATTTTATATTTTATAGAAAATATAAAAAAATAAATTTTTAAAGTAATGATATTTTTACTAAATTAAATATCATAAAGAGGAATTTTTTTCAAGATACCGTTAAATCTTATAATAATATATTCAGATATAGGTCCAGCAGTTACTGAACTGGAAAGCGGTGTAGTTGCACTTCCCAAAACTAGCTCAGAATCTGCACCAGCTTCTGCATTTATACCTATAACTATAGTGTTGTTAAAATTAGTGGATTGTGTATTTTTTCCAATACATATACTGTTTTGACCTTGAGACGTCGATCCAGAAGACCCACCTATAGCTACTGAATTTATTCCTTGATTAGTCTCTCCAGCTTGTGTACCTACAGCAACAGACGTATTTCCCTGATTTATTTTACCCGAATTGGAACCCAATGCCACGCTATTACTTCCTTGATTTGTATTTCCGGAATTTACACCTATAGAAATAGATTGCAATCCCTGCAGTGTTTGTCCTGAAGATACGCCAATAGCAACTGCATTTGTTTCTTGTTCGACAGATCCTGCATTTGTCCCGATTGCTATAGCTGCAACTCCCTGTGTATTTGATCCTGCAGAAATACCTATAGCAATTGTATTTTGAGACTGGTTAGTTGACCCAGATAAATTTCCTATAGCAATTGCCGATTTTCCCTGATTCGTTAAACCGGAAGAGTTTCCTATTGAAATAGAATTTTGTCCTTGGCTAGTTGAACCAGATAAGTTTCCTATAGCTATTGAATTTTGTCCCTGGTTTGTTGTTGCAGTCTGTTTACCTATAGCTATTGAATTTTGTCCCTGGTTTGTAGAACCACATGAAAGTCCAATTGAAATTGATGAACCTCCTTGCCCTGTTTGTCCAGATAATTCCCCAATAGCCACTGAATTTTGTCCCTGGTTAGTTTGTCCAGAAAACTGTCCTATGGATACTGCTCCAAACCCTTGTGATATCTGACCAGATGATGAACCGATAGCTATCGAATTTTGTCCTTGTGTTGTAGTTCCGGCATTTAAACCTACTGCTACAGCACCCGCTCCTTGTCCTGTAGGAACAGTATTTCCTACTGCAACTGAAGACGCCTGTACAGGAGTACTTAATACATGTACACCTCCAATTTTATACTCTCCTCCAACTGGAAGATTAATACTAGTTAATTCTAGATTGTTTATTAATGCATTGTCTATGTTTGCATTTTCAATAGTAGTGTTTATAATATTGGAATTCACACAATTTAAAAAATCTGTTGTAACTGTTTTTGCATATACGTCTGTATTAATTTTAAAAGATCTGGACATTTTATTTATCATTAAAAAAATTAAGAGTCAAATAATTGAATTTTTTTCAAGTCTCCATTTAGACGTACTACAAGATACCCCGATGATGCACCTGCAGTTAAAGTATTGGTTAGTGGGAACGTTGAACTTCCTAATACAAATTCAGAATCTCCTCCAGCTTGTGCATCTGTACCGATTACTATGGTATTGTTAAAATTTGGAGATTGAGTATTTTTGCCTATACAAATACTGTTTAATCCTTGGGAAAATGATCCAGCACCAGAACCTATAGCTACAGATTCTCCACCCTGAGAACTAAATCCTGCAAGTGTACCAATAGCAACACAATCGCCTCCTTGTTCATTTTTACCAGCAGAGCTCCCTATAGCTATTGAGTTGTTGGATTGTGTGATATCACCAGCAAGTAATCCTATTGCTATAGAAGCAGCCCCTTGGCCTGTAGGTACTGTATTCCCTATAGCAATAGAAGATGCCTGTACAGGAGTACTTAAAACATGTGCTCCTCCAATTTTATATGAGCCTCCAACTGGAAGATCACTATCCGATAAAGCTATATTGTCAATAATTGCATTAGTAATATTAGCATTAGTGGCATTTAGTAAGTTGGTGTTAACTACATTAGCATTTACATCACTGTTTATTTTAAAAGGTAAGGATGACATTTATGATAAGTATAAAAAATATCATGTTAGGTTTTTAATATTTAGAAAAATAAATAATGTCATTCTCGATTGCTGACACAAGACTTGGTAAAAAACTTGAAAGAATAAAAGAAAATTATCCATTCTATTTCTATACCCCATTTGTATGTTCTCAAAACACTTTACTTGATTCAAATACTGTAGCATCAGTACTTTCATCTGGTATACTATGTGATATAACCTCTAATAGCGTTACTGTAACTTTTCCACCTGCTACAGTACTACAGAATTTATTGAACATGGAAGTCGGTAATTATGTGCCATTCTTTTTTGTTGCATACTCATCTACATTCCCAAATGCAAATACATTAAATATAGTAGGTAACACTAACGTTGAACCTCTAGGAATACTAATAGCTGCACAAGAAACTTATTATGTATATTTAATTTGTATATCTGTTAATCCAGTAAAATTTTATATTATTTAACATAAATGAGTCTTAATTCTACTGGTGTCCGAATAGAAGATGTCCGATTGGGAAAAATATTATCTTCAATCAAGAATAACGATATACCTTCGTATCAACCTCAGATTACGAATACATCTCATACGTTGACACCTTCTGAATTTGTTAATGCTGCAACTACCGGAATAACTGTAGATTGTACTTCTTCAAGTATAACAATAACCATGCCAAGTGCAGGTCCAATTCTAAGTTCATTAAACTGTAAAAAATATGATGTTTTTCAAATAACATTAACAAGTATTGCAAATGCTCCTTTTACAAATACAATGACAGTCGTTTCTTCTCCTTCAGTTTCCCTTGCTAAAAATTTACCATCAATAGTTATTGCGAGTGCAGCTACAGCTACATTTAGCTGCATTTGTTATGACGTAGAACCTAATCCAAAAATTATTCTATTTTAATATGATGTATTAAAATAAATGGATACCAATGACTTTATTGTTTACGACACCCTTCTTGGTACTGAACTTTCAGCAGTAAAAAATAATTTGTCTTTGATATACAAGCCTTCAATTGTATCTACATCTAAAACACTTGGAATAAATGAATTTATACAAGCACTTATAAATGGACTAATTGTGGATACAACAAATGGAAGCGTGACAATTACTACCCCAAGTGCACAAGAAATTATCTCTGCTTTAGGTAATCGACAAAATACTACATGCTATTTTAGCTTAAATTTCATTGATCAGAATAATTCAAGCCCTAATACTGTTACGTTAAATTGTGGATCCGGTGTAGTTATACAAAACGATTTACCATCATTTGCTTTTAATACTAATAGCGTAGCTCTATTTTTATTAGTTGTGTATTCATTATCACCAGCAAAGGTTGTATTGTCATAAGTACGTATTATTTTGAACACCTTATTCTTATACAGCAAAATAATCTTCCAGTAAAAGGTTGTGATAATTCTAAATTCATATTAATATCAGTAAATCGGTCTTCATCTGGTGTTTCCGTGGTAGTTTTTAATGTATTAGTATTATCTTTTTTATAATCTATCATTTCCATGGACTCATCATGGTTATTTGATTTTTCTTTGTATTTACTGTTACTTACTTTACCTTTTATAGAAACTACCTGTTTACCAGACGACTTGTACATTTATTATTTATAAAAATACCATATTTTGTAAAGTAATGAGTTTTGGGACTGTCTTAAGAGATAATATAGTTGCAAATGAACAGGAGCAGACTTTTGGTACAGTAATATCTCCAGATGAACATCAACACCCACCAATACCAACCCAATTTGACGGAAGAGTATCATGGAAAGAGTTATTATCACCAATAAAAAATCAAGGTAGGTGTGGTGCATGTTATGCATTCTCAGTTGTTGGTATGCTTGCAGACAGATACTCTATACAAACACTTGGACAAGTGAAACCCAACCTTAATCCTATGGAAGTAGTTGTATGTATGAAAGATATTTTAAGTTCTGATGAATTTTTGAAATCAAGGACTGATTACGAGTTTGAAGAAAAGGTAAGTAAGAAACAGAGTTTGATTGCATGTAAAGGTAATACAATGTATAATGCTGCAAGATCAATGTATGTTCAAGGAGCAGTTGAAGAATCTTGTGTCTCTGAAAAAAGTATTTGGGAATTTATAAACAGGAATGGTAGAGTACCTTTATGTTTAGAAATTGAAGGCGATGAGTTTCCAAGTACATGTATTGATCCAAAGAAACCTATGAGGTATTGGATGGCAGAGGAATATTATACTATAGGGTCAGAAGTAGAAGTAACGGAAAAAACAGTTCATGAGATTCAATTAGAAATAATGAGATGGGGACCCGTAGCTGCAGGATTTCAAGTATTTGATGATTTTCTTACTGATTATAAAGATGGTACAACAATATACACACATCCAAAGAAAGAGCAGAAAACGCTTGGAGGACATGCAATCAGGATTGTTGGATGGGGTGAAGAAATTCAAGAGGGTAGAAATGTCAAGTATTGGATTATTGCAAATTCATGGGGAAGTCAATGGGGAGATGAAGGATACGGAAAGATTGAGATGTTA